GAACAGTCCTACCCCAAGGCCAAGAGCACCCTAGCCTATTGTCTAGGTGGCTTCAGGATGATCCTTCGATCTTTCCCAGGTATGGGACCCCTTGTTAGATATGTGGAGAGAGCAATGGATAGCGTAGCAATGGCTGAGAGAGTAGCTCACAAATATGCAGGGGCACTCTTGCAGTTCCCTGGCAGCACTGGGCAGAAGTTCAAGAATCCCACCATTACTATCAGTAGTGTGAAGTACACCCTATCCACTCATGGGGGACCCCTAGGGGATCTTGCAGAGCCGGAAGATCCTTCTTGGGCCGGTAGCGCCAAGGTGATCCGAATGCAGTCGGATAACCCATGGAAGTTCCTGTGGGTTTATGACACGGACAGGCAGATGGTTGCCATGTGGCGGGTCACAGACGGGAACAATAAGGTCTGGGGTCCTGCTCAGTCCGAAGCAATGAGTGTGGTCAAGCTGGACCGGAAGGGTCAGATCAACAGAGTCACACATGATATCTTTGTGAAAATTGAATCTGCCATGCACAAGCTGGAGAGGGTGTACATGGCAGAATTGGAACGCTACATTGCCGAGAGCAAGACGGATTTCCAGCATCAGGTAGATGCCTTGGTCCAGGAATACTACGAAACGGTGGTGGAACCTAGGATCATCAAAGAAGTTGGAGATGTCAACAAGGGGGCTATCCCCTTCGGATTCAAGCCTAACCCTGACTCATCCTTCCCACAGGATCGCCAGAGAATCAATTTTGTGATGAGTAGGATTTATGACACTCTCTTCACTTCACAGAAGATTCATGTGTTCTTGAAGGCCCATGGTGTTGACATGGACAACCCACAAGGGGATATCCAGGCAGCATATTGGGCACAGAACGAAATCTGGGAGAATGCCATGGACAAGTATTATCCTTCTCTCCGTTGATGGTGTTATGATATCCGGGGTAAGAGTACCCTGATGTCAGAAGACTTCCAACTGGCCTTTCCGTGTCCACATTACATTGATGGGGAAAAGTCAATCCTGGATACAGACAGGGTTACTCTCCAAACTCGTCAACCCCTCTTTGGTACGGGGATGGTAAGGGTGCTGGTCAATGACCAGTACCTCATCCCCTCTACTGGTTACTACTCTTCGGCTACATTGATCGGGAGCGTGAAGGAACCATTCCGTATCCCTCTCAGAGAGAATACGGTTTCGGTCACGACCCCTAATGGCACGGTGACCCGTGCTTTGACTGTGGGGTATCGAACTGTTGCAGAGCTTGTCCCTCTCTTCACGGTGCCTAACATGGGTCTCTTGGCGGAAGCTTCGGGAGGGAGGCTCATCCTACGGGAGACTACAAGGGTAGGTTTGGATTCCTGGGTCAATGTTCAAGGGTTTGCAGCTTCGGCTCTAGGCTTTGGGCAACAGCATATGGCTGCGGGAAGGAATATCTTCCCTGGGTGGAGGTTGCTTCGCCGTCCCATGATTCAGGGAACGGTAGAACAGGGGTATACCCTCCAGTTCACTGAGCCCTTCAAAGCCAACCCATACTTCAGGGTTTCTTACCCAGTGCCCAGGCAGTACTGCCTTCGATGCCGGTCTACGGGCGTCGAGAATGATTATGGATTTGATGCAAAGGGTGAAGCCCTGATGGTACAGGATGAGAACCTCCTGTATCAAGCTTCCCTGAAAATCATGTTGACGGACCTTCAATCCAACCCCTACCATCCCTGGTATGGAACAGTACTCAGGTCTTTGATTGGGCAGAAGGCTATTCCTGGTACGGCCGAGACAATCAAATCTACGGTCAGGGATGCTTTGGCTAACTTCCAGAAGGTCCAACAGGAACAAGCCAAGTACCAGAACGTATCTGCCAAGGAGAGGTTGTACTCTGTATTGAGTATCAATGTTACTCAACCAGAGGGGGCACCTACGGCTTTCATTGTCGATGTTGTAGTCAGTAACTTCTCTGGGGACCCTGTGAGCCTCACAATTGTGTATACTAGCCCTGGAGTGGTAGCATTGGCAGGGACTAATAACCTGTCTCTGGGATAGAGCTATGGCAAACCAGACTCAAATCTACGGTCCTGATGGTGTGCTGAGAAGTGACCTGATCTTCTCTACAACCACAACATCTAAGTTCCTGACAGGCACTCTTCCAAGTGACACGGCAGTTGTGGAAGTTTCCATCAGGGGTCAAGCCTATTCGGCAGACCCAGATTTGGTGTACTTCACAGCAACTAGCTTTATCATCCCCAGCCCTTCGGCATATCCGAATGGCTTGGATCTTGTCTCCGGTCCCAACGAAGTCCTCATCAGGACTACCAATCTTGTAGGTGCAATCAGTAATCCTGCACGAGCAATCATCAACCTGATAGCATCTTCTAGTGACTCCCTAGGTACCCCTCCTTCCGGGATTACCGTTGAGAGACAAGATGACTCTGTAACTATCACTCTCACTGGACTCAGTGATACCCGTGTCACTGGTTACAACTTCTATGCCTCAATTTCTCCCGGTGGTGGTTCTTCGGGATACTCTCGGATCAACTTGTACCCTGTTACTACCTTTGCACAAGAGGATGTGACTACAGAGTTTGGGACCATTGAGGCTAAGTTCCCTACTCTAAAGACTTCCAATCTACGTCTCTTGACAGTAGTCTCACAGGAGAACATTGCGGGCACTTCTCTTTCAACGGCTCCCGATATCAATGGTCTCATGGATGTCCCGGATAACACATCCAGGATAGATGCCAGAATCTCATATTCATCTGTGGAAGCTGTCAAGTACTACAGTTTCCAGCATAGCCGTGTAGCTGGGGTTTCCTCGATACCCCCTACCATCTCCAACAACTCTTTTGCGGTAATCGACCCTTCTGATTACCTATACTACATCACCACGGCACTCTACTATGATCCGGCAACGAACCTGGAGTTTGAGAGCCCTTACTCTGTTGAAGTGGTAGGGGCACCTGTAAACATCCAGAGAGGGAATGCTCTTGGTATCCCCATAACTACTCGTCAGACGATTCTTCAAGACACGGTCTTGTCTATCTACCGGACCCGGACGGACATTGCTATCCAACCGGGATCAGTCATCAGGGATACCTTCATTGACCCATTCCTATCTGAAGCCGAGAGGATCAGATTTGTCCTGGACTTTGTGTACAGGGCATCTTCTTTTGAGACCCTACTTCAGTTGGATGACCCTACAAACATAGGGGTTTCCCTGGCTGTATCCCAGGCACCTTACAAGCAAGCTCTAGGAAGGGCACTATTCCTAACGTCTGACTCTGACATCCAAGCAGTCATTGACAGGGCATTTGAGAAGCTTGCTTCTAACTATGGGGTGTACCGGCAGCAGGGTAATCGAGCCGAAGGGGATGCTACTTTCTACACCACCAGGACACCTACCAGGACTTTGACCATTCCTCTTGGGTCCCCTGTATCTGCTAATGGTGTCACTTTCAGGGTGCTGGTTGGGGCTTCGATTCCGTATGCCACGGCAGCTTCTTTCTATGACCCGGTAACAAAGAGGTACTTGGTAAGAGTTCCAGTTCGGGCAGACAACCCAGGTAGTGCCGGAAACATTGGTAGGGACCAACTGAAGACAGGGGCACCCTCTGGGCTTTCAGTCACCAATGATGCAGATTTCTTTGGGGGTACTGACCAAGATACCAACCGGCAGCTTGCTGTGGCAGCGATGGGGAAGCTGTCTTCAGTAGATGTTGGTACTGAACAGGGGTACCTTCAGACCGTAGCTAAGTCGGCTGGAGTCATCCAGGTCAATGAGGTTCCGGCTGGTGACCCCCTCATGTTCCGGGACTTGGACCCTGCCACTGGAAGGCATGTCGGGGGGATGGTTGATCTTTGGGTTCGGGGTGTGCAGCCCTCTACCTTGAGTGACACCTTTGCCTTCACTTACCAGAAGAAGAGAGATGTCCAGTTTGTGGTTGTAGGGGACCCTGCGAATTATCGGTTCAGGGCTGTTGATTCCAGTCTGTCTCTTTCAAACCCGATTGCTGGTATGCTGGACTACCCAGCCCTAGGTATGGGGCTCAGGGATGCTACCACGGGTCTATGGTTTGATCTGACGGGGGTCACTTTCATCTCTTATGATACGGTTCAGTTGGACATTACAATAGCACAACCGACCCTAACCTACGGAGATGTACTCCTTGGGGATTACCGTCTCAGGACCGGGGACAAGTTTGTATTCCCAACACAACCCGTAAGCCAAGTTACTTCTCTGGTAGGGGAGGTTTCCGGTACCCTGGATGGTTCTCTCTATTCCTTGGTACACCCGGATTCCCCCTTGAATTACGGTAGGTCTAGTAGGGCAGGAGACTATCTTCAGGTCAGTGGCACAGCAATTCCAACGGGTAACCTTATCACTGTCACAAGTGAGTCACATACTGTTCTAGGTTTTTACACTGAGTACCTGAACAAGTTGGGGGTTGAAAGCCTTTCAGTAGTAGTCACTGACCTAGCAAGCATTGTCACTTACAGGGGCCCTTGGGACCCCTCTGGGACTCCAGATTACACCATCGAAGAGGGTACACAGACTATCCCTCTCAGCATCAAGCGTACTTCATCCTCTGCCATTACTGATGGACAGACTGTACTGGTCAGTTATCAGTACAATGAGAACTTCACTGTCTCCTACAAGAGCAATGTCCTGGTAGCAATGACTCAGCTTGCCGTGAATCGGAAGCGGCACATTCAGGCTGATGTATTGGTAAAGGAGGCTATCCCCTCTGGGGTAGACCTGACATCTACGATTGTGTTGGTCCCAGGAACCGACAAGGACTTGGTAGATTCAAGTATCAGAGCCGATCTGGCGAGTTTCCTGGCTACACTTCAACTCGGTGCCTCTTTCCGTAGGTCGGACTGCATTGACATTCTCAGTAGGTCCATTGGAGTGTCCTATGTGGTGCTCCCGTTGACAAAGATGTCCCGGTCTTCGGGGTCTTTGGTGATGTTGGAAGACCTTACAACCGATCAGATAGGAGACATTCGGCGGGTAGATGGTTGGTCCAACTATGTCAATGCCGTGTGGCTTCTGAACAATGAATTCTCGGCCCCTACTACTATCGGTGGTGGTGGGACTTCTGGAGATTTCAAGGCAGTCTACAAGAATGACGTAGTCATGCCTCTCCAGGTATCGAACCCAGAGCTACTGGCTTCGTATCCTGGAAAGGCATACATCATTGGGTCTGGTGGTCTAGCAATCCCTGGGTTCAGCGATGATGCCACTTTGATTGCTCAGGGGTACATTACAGCAACGGAGATTCTTACCCGTAGGGCTGAAATCTCTGCTAATCGGGTGTTGGTGGCACTCCCTGTAGGGGATTCCCCCGCAAATGCTACTTACGCAGCAACATACATTACTACGGATGACCCCAATGAGAAAGACATTAGCCTTGGTGTAGCCGAATACTTCATCCCTGGTGTTATCCAATTTACCTTCGATGAAGATTCTTCTTTACTTCGATGAGGGTAAAGTAGTCCATGGAATTCACCCCTACTGAGCACTTCATCATCCAGCACTGGCCTCCTTCAGTGAGGGACTTGAGACCTCTTTGGGATGAATCACACAAAAGGGACCTTGAAGTTACCTCAGTAGCCTGTTGCAAGAGGGTCTTTGACAGCTTTGTTAGGGAGATTGATCATATCCCGGAATTGGATTGTCGGGAAATCAAACGTCAGGACTACATGATTTACGGTGTACTCCTGATCATTGACCCGGAGATTTCTCAATCCAAGGTGAGGGTTACGTCCTGTCTCACAAAGTCAGGTGCAAGCTTGATCATGTATCTTTCCTTCGAGCCATGACGGTTTGCCTATATCCCCTCACAGGTTGAGGGCTCGCATGGCTGAGACTAGACAAGAGAATGGATTGGTTTTGGACTCGGATGTCCAGAACCCGGCCCCCTTCATTCCTGTTGGGCAGGTAGAAGCGGATAGAATCCGGTACTATGCAGACCAGATTCTTGCCGTTTTCATGCAGTCACTTCCGTCTAACTACGTTGCACAGACCAACGGGCCCTACTATATCGCCCAGTTCCAGGCAGCGGCCGAGCAGTTGGCTAAGATCCAAGTCTCGGTCTTGGATGCCTACGAAGACTCAGACTTCAACTTCACTCGGCCTGAAGTTCTGTTCCAGTTCATTGGTGACTTGGTATTCCCGAAGGGGGATGTCCCGGTCATTGATGGGGATGTCACTTACCGTGAGTTCTTGCGCCAGATGGTGGTGCTCCTACTCACTGGGTCCAAGCTGGAGACTCTTGTCTCGGGCCTAGACCTTCTGACGGATGCAGAATTCGAAGTCATTGACACGTCACCCTACATCACTGACCCCAACTCGGCTTGGGGTCTCCTGGATAGGTTCACTTTTGAGGTCAATGTCTTCAAGTACCGGAGAACGGCCCCCCAGACAGATACACACTACCATACGGTTCAGGTAAGTGTCGGGGGTAGTGGTACAACGGTCACTACTGTCAACGGGATTGACCATATACATATAGTCACTGGTTTTAGGGTAGACAATGCCTACCTGGACCCAGCACTTCACACGGGTCTGCATACCCATGATCTTCTCTCTGACTTCCCGGACCTACCCTTTGTCCTGGAGAAGAATGCAAGGCTGGTACTCAAGGCACTGAAGCCTGCCCACACCTTGTATACCTACCGGAACCTGTTCCGGGAATTCCTTGGTACAATCTTCTCGGACACATGGAGTAGTAACCTTACAGACTACCATTATGATGAGTACCGGAAGTACTGGGCCAGTGCGAGAGCAATTACAGGAACACTAGGGGAGTCCCTTGATCCGTTCCTTTTCCATGATGCTTCTCTAAGCTTTGATTCGGTGCGGGTTGGGGCAATCCTCACAATCACAACTGGACCCAACGCAGGTAGGTACACGATCCAGGAAGTACTAAGACTTCCGTTCTCCAATGATCCTGTTCTTCGGCCCTACACCACAAGTCCTACAGGACTCTCGGGTAGAGCTTATGTCCTCAACGGGGACATCCTAGACCCTACCCAGACTTGGATGAGTCTTTATGATGGGGAGACTCTCACCTTTGCCTCGGGTCCAAACGCAGGGACGTATTACCTGGGAACACTCCTGGGACCCGATGGGGGTCCTGTAGGGGTAGCCATTGGTCCAGGTCTAGGTGTCCGTCCGGTTCATGGTGTCCTCCGGGTCAAGCCTCGGATGCTGACACCTTTTGCTGTTGGGCAGTCCTACACAATCTCCTTGAATAACCTTGGGGTGAAGACCCCAAACTCGGTTGTCAACGAAGATGTTTCCAATTACTTTTACGGCTCCTCTGGGACAGGAGACACCTTCCTGACGGCTTTCGGTCCCTTGGTGAAGCCTTGGGGGGACATGACCCCAGCCACCTTCCAGGATGTTACAGTTCTCCTGGATGGGGTGTCACAGGTAGTCAACACGGTCAACCCCTACACAGGGGAAATCACCGTCACTCCTCCGATCCCTCTCTTTGCCCCTAGTGCTCACACCGTCACGGTGAGTTACACTTGGTTCCCTGCCCCTGTCTTTGGGATGGCAGGATTGAACACCCCTGGACTAACCCTGAATCGTTGGTCTAATCGGTGTGGCAGGCATGTAACTTCCCCTTCTGTAGGCTCACCCCTAGGGGCGATAGAACCTAACCGTTTCCCGATGGGTGTTGTCCTGGGGATGCCCGTAGGGCATGATCCTGTTCGGGTAGGTCACAGGTTCCTGGGGTTTGAACGGGGGTATACAGCTTCCCTCAACCGGCCTTTATCACTGAAGCTGAACTACAGTCCCACATGGGTTTCTGTCCCGTATGCCGAGACGGATACGGATGAGGAATCCATATCCTACAGTGGAGAAGATCCTTCAACGATAGGCTGGGGTCTGACTGGGGATGCTACGGGCTCGGTAGTACAGTTGACGGAGTATGATCTCCATGATGCTAGCATAACTGAGCCTGCTTACTGGTCTGAAGAAGTCACTCTCCCTATCGGGACTAGAGTTTACGTTGCAGCCAGAATCCGGGTATCCCAGGCAATACCCTCCGGTGTCTTTACCGGGGTTGGCTTCGGCTTCCATGACAACAACCGGACCTACTTTACGGGAGCACTTCGTATCAATGCTCTACGTCATGTAGGAATCCTGGTTAGGCCGGGAGATGCCTCTTTAGCATCTTCTTGGGCTATCGGTCCCAGGGCCAGCGGGACCATTGTAGGATCTAACCAAGTTGAAGTCCTGGTAACAAACCTACCAATCCCATTCCCAGATGGGATCAAGTTCCAAGTTTTGGCAGGTAGTCAGACGGGAGTCTACACTGTCTCTTACGGGTCTTTGTCTGAAGACCGTACCAAGCTCACGATTGTTACCACTACCCCGTTCCCTGCAAACTATCATCTGTACGGGAATCGGGACATCACCCTGTACTTCGATGTTGAGTGGGATAACTACGCTACCTGGAGGCTCATTGCCGATACCAGCACAGGTAACCTGGAAGTCAAGTTCTCTGGGGAGCCCTCGGGATCGTTCGTTGTCACGTCTGGTGTACCTACCCTTGTGTCCCCTGCCTTCCTGGGTATCCCTCTAGGACAAACAGGGAGAGTCTTTTGGGGGTCTTTCGGCCGCACACAGACCAACATCTCTTCTTGGTCTTTCCTTCGGTATCTCTCTTCACGGGAGAGACTCATCACCAGGGGAGACTCTATTCAAGTATCCTTGTCTGGGCCTCCTGAAGATGACCCCAATGATTGGTACCCTACTACATATCATGGTTACTCAGGGGTAGTCTTTGGAGATATCAATGTCCACACCGTACAGGTTCGGGGATTTGAGTACACTCACATTGACCCCAACCTCAATAGCCGGTGGTATGTCTCGTCTGAAGCCAAGCTTTCCTCTCCCATGTGTTCTTCAGGTTCAGGGATTACATTCACTCTTGGGGATACCAAGCGTGTAGCTCGACTTGGGGCACTGGCTTATTCCATTGGTGGTACTGGCAACAAGTACTTGGCCTCCAGTACCTACACTTCCCTGGATGGACAGGAAACCTATGCTGTACAAGGTTGGTTGCGAGATGATCCTTCGGGAGCTACCAACCCTGTAGCTCCAAGAATAGTACAGGGAGACACCTACCAGATTCTTTCCCGTACTGGGGATGAGTCATGGGGGGTCAACCAGAAGTTTGTACCCCATGGTGGTTCCAAAATCGTAGAGACACGTCTCAGTGCCCAGAGTACTACCTTTGACACGGACAACCGTTGCGGTCTGACTTTCGTTTGCTGTGCCGTAGACAGCTTTGGAAATCCTCACCCTCTCTACCTGGATTTCATGGGGAATCCAGGACGGGTAGTGGTCAGGTCTTCATTGACGGCACCCCCTTCTTTGACGGCAACAGTCCCTTGGGATGATGGGGTAACCCGTACTTACACGGTGAAAGCCCTGAACGTAACGGATACCCTGGGACTCTATGTGGATGATGTCTTGGTTACAATCATGGCTCTTTCTGCCATGCCCGTTGGAGCTACTGTCCCATTTGATACTAACAGTATCCTCGCTACATCTCTCCAAGATACAGGGTCTTTCCAGGTAAGACTGCATGGTGCGGTCCTTCGGGAAGACCTGAATCCTGTAACTGTCCTCAAGACTTTCGGCATCTGGCTCGGGGGAGATCCCCTTGATATCAACCAATGGGTGATCCCACGGTTGGATACCACAGGGAAACCTAACTCTGATCCTGCCAGCGTCATCTACAACATGGACTGGACTTCCCAGTGCTGGGTACGCCTGTCCATTGATCCTACCTGGGGGGTTGTCTTTGAGCGTCCTGACCTTCCCCTCCCTCCTTGGTACTTGGATCACTTCGCCACTGAAAGTATCAATCCAAGTGCCGGTTGGGCAACGGTTGAGTATCGAAATCTCCCTAGAGATTCGCATACTTATGGTACGGTAAGCTTCGGAAATGCCAATCCGGGTAATACCCTTCAGTTGTGGAGAGACATCAAGTACCGTCTTTTCACGAACACGTCCCTAAATTACCTTGCCCCGCAAGGCATGGTACTGAACCGTAGCAATGTTATTTCCAGCGGTGAGATTCTCAAAGACACAACACCTGAAGTTGTCTCTATCAATGCTTTCTCAACACATATCATTCATCTCAGGGATTCTCATATCAATGCCAGTCGGGTTTTCTATGTTCAGGTAGATGGGACTTACCTAGCCTCGGATAGATTTACCTTTGACTCTGCAACACAGATCATCACTCTGACAGATGCTCTTCCGGCCGAGAACTATCCCGTCACGGTGACGTTCTCCCCAGGGAAGACGATTACCAATACTTACTTGCAAACCCAGCCTGTAGCGGATTCCCCGACACTCCTCTACGAAGGGACCCCAGCCTTCCCTGAGAGTCAAGGGATGGGAGCCCTGACTTCCTCTACCGTCTCGGGAGATGGAGGGCCTGTACCTTCTCCGGTCTTCGGGAGCTCTAGCTATATCCTGAACGATCCCTACAGGGTACGTCAGTTTGGGGATGACCCCAATGCTCTGTATGAAGCACTCCAGTTCCAACAGGTCAGTGATGGTGGGGCTACTGGAGTAATCTTCCCTTTGACAGATGATCCTGGAATTGGGGGTTCAAGTCCACTATCCCTTGGATTCTCTGGACTGAATTTCCAGCAACGGGTCATGCCTGGGGTGCCTAGGCCCTTCAGCCCTCTTGGGTTGCTCCTCAGTGGGGGTAGGTATCTGGATGGTAGGCTGGGTCCGGGTACAGGTCCGTCTTATGGAGCTACCCTTGGGGGTGGAACTGTCTCAAACTGGGAAGTATTCTGGGTCATCCAGATTGGAGCTTCCCCTGGTTCAGTACTGACGGATGCCAACCTACCCTATGTAGATGTCCCTCTGGTGGAGGTATGGCTACTTATAGCAGAAGATCAATTCTATGCTTCCTATGGACCCGCACCTTTTAGTCCTTCTGGTTGGGGTTCCCGTAACGGGTCGGTTTGGTTGAGTCTACAGACGGTCCCTACCTATTCCATGTATTCTCCTCTAGGATACCTTGGTTCAGGTTTGAATTCGGTTCTGTGTGGGACTTCACCTTCACAACCTTATGGAATCCCTGTAGGTGGCACGGGTATCATTCTGAATGGAGGCTTGGCTCTGCCTCCACCACCCCTCCCATCAATCACTATCCTAGGTGGTCCGTCCTAGAGAGGGTTTCACTAGGAGAGCTATCATTTACCCAAGGGTGAAACCATGTTCCACTCGGATAGAATCCATCAACCTTCCCAGGGGTTCAAGTGTGCTATGGAAACTAGGTATGAGGATCAACTCCTGATGGGTTCAGCCAAGGGCAAGTTCATCATTGAGATGAGGGATGCTCTTACTGATAAACTCATGGAGTACCGGGAATTAGACAATATCATCACTCTGGACGCTTCGATCCTCTGTGCAATGATGTTCCAGGCTGGGAGAGCCGGTACGGCTGGTTTGACCATGCTTGGGGTAGGTACAGGTGCCACGGGTTCACTTCTTAGTCCCGACGCACCGGACCCCAGGCAGCGTAGATTGAACAATGAGATTGCCCGTAAGGCATTCTCCACTAGGGTCTTCAGGGATGGTACTGGGGCAGCTTCTTCGATTCCCACCAATATCGTTGACTTCACTACAACGTATGGTCAGGCCGAAGCAGTAGGGCCCCTGAACGAGATGGGGTTGATGAGGACATTGGATGACTCACTCACCCCTCATCCCAACCCCGACACGTTCCCTACCCGAAACCTCACAAGGGATCTAACTCTCTATGACATCCTGGCTAATTATCTCACATTCGCCTGCATCGCAAAACCCAACACATCAATTCTGACGGTTACTTGGCGACTTTCCTTCTGACCCCTACATCATTAGGTAGTTGATCGGGGTATCATAGTGCATGGGCACCCCGACTCGACTCACCTGTCCCCTATGTAGCCGAAGCGATCTTCTCAGGCTCACCAAGCATGTCCATGATGTGCATGGTTTGAGTCGGGAGGAGTTTCTCGCTCAGTACCCTGGGACTCTTTTAGAGGTTCCCATCGAGGGGCGGGAAGTAAAATGTTCGACCTGTGGTGCTCCTGTGACGGGCTATACGGGGAGGGCCTTCTATGTGAAGTGTGATTCATGCAGGGGTACACCCCTGAAGTATAAGAAGGGGAAAACCACGGATTCAATGTTAGCCTGTCAGACCTGTGGGTTGCTTCGGAGACGACTTCTCCAACACATTCAGGCAGACCACGGTTTCACCCAGGAGCAATACCTGGAGCAATACCCTGGGGCTCTGTTGGATGTCCCCGGGTCTAGGGCTAGGTCTGCTGAGTGCAGGGCGAAGATGGTTGACGCTGCCAAGGCTAGGTGGGCTATCCCAGGAGCACGGGAGGCACTATCTGAGAAACTCAGAGAGTCAGCCCCCTGGAAGGGAAAACACTTCTCGGAAGAGCATAAGGTTGCGATCTCTCGGGGAGGGCTTGGCAAGCCTCATAATATCACTTCCGAGGACTCTCAGAGACGTGGGGAGAGGGGGCGGGTATCCTTGGCGGCTATCCGAGAAAGACCTGGACATTCCGAGAAACTATCTGCGGGTGTCCGTCGGAGACTGGATCGAGGGGAGAAGGTTGGTTTCCAAACCCCAGGTGCTTGTGCTAAAAGTCTAGCTTCTCGCATTGCGAATGGTACTTTGATTCCCCAGGGTGGCGGGAGAGGCATCTGTGGGTTCCGCAAGGGCATTCCCCATTACACCCGGTCCACACTGGAGGCCAACTTCTGCCGGGTGCTGATGCTCCTGGGGATCAGGTACGAATACGAGGGGGAGGTCTTCAAACTCCTATCGGGGGCACATTACACCCCTGAATTCTACCTGCACGACCCAGTGGAAGATTTGGTTCCTGCCGGGTGGGTGGAATTGAAGGGGTGGGGTTACCCCGATGGGACGTATGCCCGGAGAGCCTCAGAAAAGATGGTGGAGTTTGAAGCTCAGGTGGGCCGGGTGTTTGTCCTATGCCAACGGGATGTTGTGTGGTCGCAGGTAGAGTCCAGGTATGCCCCAAGAATCCCTCTATGGGAACGGCCTTGTAGGAACTTGAGAACGCACCCCGAAATCTTTGGGAAAGCTCCTCTAGGAGTAGTCAATGCCCATCCGTAGGAAGTACTACGATATTCCAGCTACTCCGACGACCGTATCTCGGGATTTGCCTCCTGGGGAACGGGCTATCGAAGGGTTGGTGTTTCAGTCAGGGAAGCCGGTTCTGGATGCAGAGCTCAACCTTGCTCAGGATGCCCTAGAGCAGCTTTCCAGGCTCATTCAGGAGAAGCAACTCCCGTCTGGGTTCATTCGGCCTCAGACTCGTGGGTCTGCCCTGGATGACTATGAGTTTGTTGGGGGGGCAGTCCCCAATGCTTTCGGCATCAACAAGAGACTGGTAGTAGTGGATGGTTCTCCTTTGGTGTTTGAATACACCAATACCAGTACCCCTGGGAAGAACCTTATCCAGCTTTCAGGGGCTCCTCTACCTCCAGGGCCTCCAGGGTCTACCAAGCGAACGGACTTTGCCTTCCTGGAAGTATGGAGAGCTTTCGTTGCACCATCCCCAAGGGCAAGTGGGACGTTCGGGATCACTCTGACTCTTCCGGCCCCTGGTGTGGACTGGGTGACTATTGACATTACTGCTATCGGTGGTGGTGCTGTCACTCTCAATGCGGTAGCAGGGGCTCCCGGTGCCAACCAGTTCCAGGTAGGTGTGAATGACACCACTACGGCTGCTAACCTTGCCTCTGCCATCAACAATCCGATCAATGGGCTCAACACCTACGTTTCTGCCAATTCTTACGGTACATATCTAGTCACGGTAACGGCTGTCAATGGGGGTCTGGTTGGGAACGGTGTTCTCCTGACTTCCTCAACAGTGAATATCCCTGTCAATGGTGGGGGTACTGGACCCTTCCCTATGGCGGGTGGTGCCAACAGGCCCAACAAGCCGAACCAGACTCAAATCTACCGGCATGGGAATGTCAACAGTAATCCTAGTGTCTGGCTGGATGATGACTCTGTAGACCCCATGATTGGGATTGAGTGTGCCCAGAGGGTACAACTTCAGTACCGTGTCAGGGTATATGGGCAGGCACTTCTAGGTGTGGAGCCGAGAATTGAACCGGATGGTTTCTCTAACCCTGGGATTCTAGCTCAGGGTGCCCAGAGTGTACCTGTAGCTGGATATCATTTCATCCCGGCTGACAATGCTACGATTGTCCCCCCTTCGGATGCAACTGCTTACGGGATCGTAGACAATGGACTCTGGGTAGCTGGAGATGGTTCCAGGAATGCAGCCATTGACCTCGGAACGGTGGATGGTTTTGTCTTTGCAATCCCAATCTGTTTTGTCTTTCGGCGTGATGATGCCACCCTTCAAGGTGGTTTCAACCCTGATGGGAACGTGAGTGGTGCTCTAGCCCATAACCATGCAGGTCTCAACAACACTCACCTACATCTTCCGGCAGGTAGCCTTGTAGCTATCCCCCCTGCCACATCTGATAGACCTGATGGGTACTTCCATGACGTGATTGAGAGAACTGATGTTCTTGATCTTCGTCGCCATGTGTCTCCTACGGGACTTGACCTGACGGCAGAACTTCAGAACCAGATTCAGTCCCTCATGGATGGGACGGTTCGGACTTGGCAGCTTTGTGCCGAAGACAAATTGGAAGATATTGGACAAGGGACTGGTGGGTATTCTACACAGTTCATTGTCTGCAATGAAATTGGAAGACATGATGGTATCCCCGCACAGGGATCTGGGGATACCACCAGGGGTGAGTCCATCCGGGACTTCGATCACATCTCTCGGCGCTTTGGGTCACAGCCCGTTGTGGCTAGACACAACTTTGTAATCAACCCAAACCCGGCTCTCAATCCTCTAGGGATCAAAGTTGCGGCTGGACCTGATGGGCACACTACTAAGTGGATGACTGGAGATGTCATCACCATAGACTTCTCAATACTCCGTGCAGACTCCCTCCAAGATTGGACTCCTGGGGGTGCCTATCTCCATGCAGTAAAGGATCTATGGCCTTCTGGTACAATGGTCACAGACCTGTTTGATGCTGTACATGATGATGGGCTCTGTGTAGGCATGGCAAACCCCTTCGGTCGGGATGTCCAGATTGATTTGATCGAGGGTATTGGGACTGACAAGATTGAGATTACCCTCGGGGTGAATGGATGCACTGTTGATGGTGGCACTAACAGTGGCATGAATTACCCAATGGTAGGGAATGCTGTTCTTGGGGATAATGGAAGTCCCAGGACACTATCCATTGACCTGGAGATTACCTACCCCCCTGCATTCGGGCTTACTGACAACCCGGATCTGATCCCCGCACCGGACCCTGTGGTGTTCCCTCAAGGCTCTCTTGTAGAGAATAACCTTGCTGAACGTCCCCCGGAGATGATTTCCACATGGGTCCCTCAACCTCTCTTCCGAGAAGGTTTCCGGGAAGTTACCCTGGAACAATCATCTTGCCTTATAGGTGGGGGTGACTTAGCTGTCACTGAATTTGTGGTATGTAGAGATATTCAAACCATTGCCCTATCTCGACGGATTGGACGTGGGAGAATTACAGTTACAGATACGGTTACAGCAAACCCTGTAGGTGTTGATCTCGCTGCTACAGAGTACGGTAGCTCATCAAGGCTTCTGAAGTTGGCGGCTCCTCTCCCATCGGGCCCCAATGCCCTCTGTCAAGTGGATTACTACCCTCAAGACCCGATCCCTAATCCCGGTGTGTTCGGGTATCAGGTATCTGTCTACTACAGGACAAATGCTCCTCAGACCGTAGGGTCCAAGCAGTTCCCAATCACGGGGGGGCCGAATCCTCTGCCGTCCCTGCTGACAATCAAGCCCCTGGTGGTTGGCTCTGTACTCTACTCGGGGAACATGGGCCCTGGATCTGTGGAACTGCCTTACCCCTACGCAGAGCCCCTGGCACAGATTGCTTGTGCGAACAACCGTAGGGACAATCCTCTTCTCCAATACACCTTCGGGGGTGATTGGGAGTTCTGTGGGATTTCCCAGCTTGCCATCTCTGACTTCAACACCAAGGCAGGGTTGGTTTCATTGTTCCCCTTCGTACAGATGGATGGGACAGTAGAGATCAAGCTTGGTGGTACACATGGTCCCATCATGGACGCAGAGATGCGTGCCTACTACGACTACATAGACCCCAAGGATTATCGTCCTGCAATGGGCTCACAGCCTCTCACGGGAGCCAGTACTCACAAGGTCTTCCTTCCGGTCCTGGCAAGGGCAACGGCTGATTGTCCTCTGTTCCGTAAGGGTGAAGTACTCTTAGTAGTGTTCTCCAGGTACTCAATCGTGAGTGCTTTGAACGTGATTGGTTTTGTATCTGACCAACCTGATCCTGTGGCTCCTGCCGGTAACTTCACTTCGGCTGCGATTTACAGAACCAAGAACCTTCTCCTGATGGCGGGTGAGTAGACATGCCCCGTAGAATTGACGGTCTGACTTCTGTAGGTGGTGGCCCTGGAATGATTTCCGGTTCTTCCGTAGAACCGGGATCTGTAACAGGTAATTCTGAGGATGGTCTTGCGGCACACATCACAAGTCCAGCCGCTCATTCATCTGAGGATATCACCTATAGGGACTTCTTCTTTCGCTACTTCGTGGAAGATGTAGAAGGAGCCTTGGATGACCTTTCGGCTCTAATTCCACCGATCCCACCCACGGTTGGGAATGCTCCTTTGATGTGGCTTGGGTCTACCATTTCGGGTATCCCTGATTGGGGTTACTTGAAGATGGATGTCCAATCTAACAGGGCTTCCTATGCGTGGCCTTGGGATTCGACACAGACTGCTGATGCTGTGTATCCTTACTACTGGTCTGATCCTCAACCGGGAAGGGTTGTCTCCGGTGGTGCCTTCACGGTTTTTGGAGTAGATCCTGTAACTGATCCAACCTTCAACATTGTTGATGGTGCTGGTACTTACACGGGTGGTGGTCCTGGGGCAACGGTTCCTGGATTCTGTACCTTGACTCCTGGTGGTGTATTCTCCACGAATGCTACATGGAGAATCCTTCCAAATGCGGGGGCAGCGGCACTCTATTCTGTAGTGTCTGGAGTGTGCTTCCCGGCTGACAGGGGGGTGTTGGCACTGCTTCATTGGCCGTCTAGCACGTTCACAAGTATTAGCCCTGCGGCTTCCGAAGCTGATGTCCTGGATAGGTGCGTTGGAGCAATCCTTCTCGGCCAAGGCTTCTCTGGTGGGAGTGGTTGTGACGGGCATCCTGGAGGCATCTTCACCCCAGGGTCCGGTACTCCCCCAAGTCCGTATGTTTTCCCTGGTAAGGCTGCGGGACAGTTCGAACTGAATGAGATTCACACTGGGGCAGCTAGGGTTGGTGGGACGGCTCCTGCGGCTCCTGATCCTTTGGCAGGACAGGTACGGCTCCTACTTGATCCTTCTGCTCAGTCTTTTGTGATCACGGGGAAGGGTATTCCTATCTTTGGGGCTACTTCTTCAGGTCATGGTGGGGGTACTGACGGGAACTTCTTGGGATACCGCCTCCCGTACCTGTCTGACTATGTGAATCTGCTCTACACCCCTCTAGTAGATAAGCTTAGATTCTTCGATGATAACCCCTTGCCTGGACATGCTTCAATAGCTCTCCCCAGGGCTGGGGATTATCCTAATTTCTCCAAGGACTTTTGGGGATACCAGATTGCACGGTACAGGCATCGGTTCCAGTTCACGGGAGCTATATCCGCTCCTCTCAGGATGGATGGTTCCTATGCCCTGGTACATTTCAAGACTGAGCAAGCGTTTGAACGGTATGTCAGGGATGGTGTAGCCCCAGCAAGTACAGATGTCTGGTCTACGTCTTTGGTAGACTGGGCAAACATCTCTGGGGTAGACAACCTTGCAACTGTGGGTGGCACAGCGGCATCCTGCTATCATGCCTTTAGGGGTGAAGTCACTGAGGATGCTGATGGGGCAGTATCTCCCACATTGGATGGTGCTTCAGTATATGACCTGACCAAGAGTGGGACATGGGCACTCCCAACTTGTGCCGTTCTGAATTCTGGGGTTGCATACTTCCTTCCCCGGAACAATGCGTGGGCAGATGCAGATGCAAGGTCTAACGCACTCGCCCTTGATACCACAATAACGGTTCATGGGCTCTTTGACAGTACTTACGTTAATAGTGATGTAGGTATTGGAGGGCTTGATCCGACTGCTTGGTATGCCAAGACACAAAGCCCCTTGTTCCTGTCTACAGCATCCTATGGTTCCAGTTTTATTGTGCCCACCAGTACAACTCCACTCCCTAGATTCCAAAGGGTTGAGTACCCAGTCCCAGCCTTGTATGACACTGTAGGTGGTACATGGCCTTCTGGTACCTACTCTCCCGTTCTCACATCGGATGCGTACAGTAAGGATTCAGTATACCCCATTGGGGATACATCAAGGAGTCCAATTACCTTCACGGAGAATGCAAAGGTACGTGTCTTTGCACGCAAGACCCTCCTACAAGGCACTCCGACTCCTACTGTGAATCTAGGAGACCTACCTAGGTCTGGGGCTGATAAGATCCTGTACCATTCAGTCCTGTACACTACTGACATTCTTCCTGAGTACGGGAACTTCTTGAGTGGTGGTGTACCCGTTACTACTTTGTACAACACCACAAAGGATATGGCAGAGTTCTTCCTGGATGAGTCTTACAGGTACAATAGCAAATGGACTACTTTTGCAGGCGTTCCCGTAGCTGCGGCAGTCCCTCTGGTAGGCCCGGGACTTCCTCCAGGGACACCCCCTATCCAGGTACCTGTACGGCCTAATTCAGCCAGGGATGATTGGGACAATGCTTCATGGCTTGCTGGCTACTGCCACACTCATAGTCTTAGTGTAGCAGCTTTGAACACTGAGGCCCAAGTTGCAGGACTTCCTGCCAGAGATCCTCCGATTGCCGAGGGTTCCTCTGCCCCATTCCCTTCCTGCGGTATCCTGCTGTACCCCCAGTACAATTATTCGGTTGGGTACAGGCCCAATCTTGCTTCTGAGTTCATGGCACAACCTAATTATTCAGGTTGTACGGGGGACCGTCAGTATGTACGGGCCTTCAATGTCGGAGTTACGGCAGTAGGACTCAAGAACTTCAAGTTGAGGCTTCATGGTCTTCAACTGAATGACTTTGTCTATACCGGGGGTGGTAGCCCTGGGTCTTTGGCATTAGCAATCATGGTGAAAATCCCAGGGTTGACAACCTGGATGGATGTTGGAAGAGTTGATGGTGCTGGTCCAAGCAAGCAAGATCCTCTTCTTGACGGTGCTGGATGTCAAGTAGCAGGTTTGGATACATTTGACAGTCCCACTGTGTTCCCGAAATACGGGTATGTTTACTGTCAAGTGAAGATCAATGTGGGTCCTGTAGCTGCATTCTTCTTGAACCCAGCACCGGATAACACTGATTGCCCCGTATTGGTCAAAGTCATCATCAAGGACTCCGTTAGTGGTAAGGCTTTGGATTTCCTTACGGGAGCACCTGAGAGTGGGACCACGAGTAATTGCCGTGGCATCATAGGTATGGATATTGTTCCGTGACACTAGACGGGTTATCAGACCCTCAAAGTGACAGACCTGTACCCAATTGGAGTTAGAAGATGACCGACCTGAATGATAAGGTCAGGAAGTTCTTTGAGAACGCTGCCCAGACCAACTCGACTCTGACTCCTGCCCAGGAGCCTCTTCGATTTCATCTGACCAGCAATCCAGAGGATGTGCTATCCAACCCCCTTCCTGCTGAGTTTGCAGGATCATGGGCATCTTCCTTTTCCTATGGTTACAGGGCTTCCATAGGTGGTATTCAGGATACGGGGGTAGCCCCTCCTGTATCCAATGTTGAATCCCAGTTGGGTATGCCGGGTCTTCCCGACTTGGAGTTTAACCCTTACAACTACGGCACCAACATCTTCGGCACCAAGGGTCAGTCCCTCATTGGTCACCCCATTTCGTTCGATGTAATTGGTGGGACTTTGAAGTCCACCTACTCCACTCATATCTGGAACGTGAACTTTGCAGCAAACACTCTGACTCTTGGTACATTTGCAGACATCGCAGAGGGGTACGGCATCAATGCCATACCTGATGGGGGTCTGTATGTGGTGATCAGGAACACAGGGGTGGATAGCCCTGAATGTGTTCCTGGGGCTAATGCTCTTATCCCTACCACTCCCGGTTCTTACTTTGAGATTTTCAGAGTCACTGATCTGACGGGTTCTGTTCTTACACTGGACTCTGCAAAGAGGATTAGCACCTACTTCAATAGTTCAGGGGCTATTAATGTAACTCGTTCTGTTCTTCTTCTTGTCCCTAAAGTCGCCAGGGTAATTGCGATTCAAGGCTCAGGACAAGTAGGGAAGGAACTCGTCTATGCGGTTCTCCCTCCAGAGAAGTCTGCTAGCGGGGAGTTCTTCCCCCCGTTTGGTTCCAACATACTTGCAGGAACATGGCTTGGTGGAGGTATTGAGCCTCTTGAGCCTCTAAGAACAGGAGAACCTACTCTTTACAATTCTGGAGTAGACCTCCCTGTACCTACTCCAAGGGGCCCTGCTCTGGTCTCTAGTTCTCCTTTGGATGCGACCCGATCCCTTTGGGGGTATGTCACCAGTACCACCACTGCTTCTCCGGGTATGGATGCCATCCCTCTGGGAACAGTGGATATCTGGGTGGACCACACGGACATCACTAACATTGGTGATCTTGTAGATGACAAGACCATTCTTCACATCCATGGTATTGAGAACGTGGATACCACAGGTTCCCATATCATTGAAGGTGGGAACCAGACCCTCATGGGTTGGTTTAGAGTTCAGACTATTACTCCAGGAGCTACCTACAACCAGATCACTCTGCGTCGTCTACCCGAAGTAAATCCCGTAACAGGGGTTGTAACTTATGGTGGTGGGTATGAGGTTGATGGTGCGGGTCCTGTTTACGGGCCTAGTTCCAATATCAGGGTTCGTTTCACCACACATGATACAGTAACAAGCCTGTTCTACTCTCCCAGGTATTCAGATGCCTACAGGGCTGATGCTGTTGAGGCTACTCGGCTTACGAATATCATTCCTCCCAGGACTAGTGGGAGGGCACTAGACAAGGCTACCTATGCTGTTCAGGCAGGTAGTACTCCTGCTAGAGCAGATAGGGCAATATTCAATACTTTGGGGAGAGGCACAGACGGGCATAATGAAGACCCTGGTAGCCTTCTGGACCTCGGGTTCAGGATGGTTCTGTACCCTGCCAAACTGGTAGGTACAGACTTTGTCCCTAATTACAACCGCCCTATCTATGACCTTGATAATGCAATTCTTGACTCCTCTGTCACGGCTGCACAGTCCATCAGTGTTGACTATGCCAATGGTCTGGTAACACTGTCCCACCCACCTATTTACAATGACAAGGATTCTGTTCTCTGGATTTCAGGGGCTACTACTCTTACGGTGAAGAACAATCCCCGTGGGGAGATGGTCTTCTTCGTAGCGTGTGTACCTTCCTCAATGGAGGAAGGACAACAGAAGAATGGCATCCGGGTTACTGGGGGTTCTGCAAAGTCCAATGCCATTGGCCTTGGATATGAACAGTCAGATGCCTTGGGTGGCAGGGTCATCTTCCCAAGCATAGTGTCTTGGACCCCAGGCGGGGCAGGACTCCCTGGGACACTCATTGTCTCTGACCCTGATGGTTTCCCCTATGGTAGTGCCCCGTACACGGGCTATCTGTATGTATGGGATACTTCTCTTACTAGCTGGTTGGGGCCTTACCTGTACAACGGCACTTCCTACAACATTGGTGCCGGTAGACTCACCTTTAATGGTGTTTGTTCAGGGGGGCCAAGGGGTGGTCTTCCCTTCCCTGTCCCTTCGGCAACTACCCATGTGGTTCTTTGCAAGAACCCAGCGGTAAACCCAATCTATGATACAACCAGGGGAGCCTCCAAGAAGTTCTCTGATCTGAAGTTTTCGGGTATTGACTTCAGTATGGCACCTGACGGGTCAATATCCCTGACTCCTACAAGGATAGTGAACTACAGTCTGAATGATGCCTACAACAATGGGGTTACACCCCCTGTAGGAGTAGGGCGTACAATCAATCTTACAGGTGAGGCCGTTGAGGCATCTAGGTCTTTCTCTACCCCTACGATTGACCCCACAGCTACTCACTTCAGAGCAACTTCTGACAATTTCCTTGCCATTGGTTTTGACTTTGTTGAGAGTACAACTGCTATTGCTAAATCTGTAGCGGGGTTCCTGGACAGGAGCCCTATTCAGGGAGATGGTGTTTCTTCCACGTTTACTTATGTTGAAACAGGTGTCACGGCTGTTTCGGACTCGATCAAACTAGCGGCTCATCTATTCTGGAGTGCAGGCCCTTTTACAAACCTGTCCCTTGGTGTGGATATGGTTTATTTGGGGAGCCCAACCCTCAAGGCTATGAACTTTGAAGGTTACTATGTAATCCAGGTCTTGGATGGGGCAGATACTAGCACAGTTCATCTTGTAGATTTCATGGGTGTTGCCGCTACTTTTGGTGGCGCACCCATCACTGATGTTACGGCATCCTTCTATCGACCTAATTTTGCATCTCGATATGGGGCACCCCTAGTCACACTTCCCAGGATGAAGGGCACTTCTGTATTCGGTTTCGATTATGCTTTTGCACCCAATGCTTCTTACAGTGCTTTCAACATCTACTCCAATAGGAGTGCGGCTAAGACTGATGAGAACCAATGGGCATTCGCTCAGAGTATCTCTTACAGGAGTGTAGACGGTTCAAACTCTTCAGTGTGGTCCGTTGATGCTATCGGTAGAGTTTACCACTCCCCAATCAACCAAGGGTACTTCCAGGGAACAGATGGTACCTTCTGGGGTGGTTCATTTGCTAGCCTTACTCTTAGGGGGGATGATGTTATCACATCCCATCAAAAGATTGGGTTGGGGCATATTGTAGCAGAAGCTCAAAGTCCCAATGTCAACAGGTATGACTTCCTATCCATGAATCCAATGTGGGAGAATATTGCTCCTACTCTTCCCGTGTCTTATGATTTCATAGTCATAAGTCCCACTAAGCTTCAGATCACGACTGTCCTTACCAATGGTATTTGGCTTTTACACATTGTACCACAAGCCACTTTGGCAACTGTCCTGTCTCTTACTCCTTCGGCCCCTAGCTCTGTACATAACCTATTGATGGTGAGAAACGCAGAGGAGAATACTGCTGGTGCCCATCAGAAGTACCTGACTGTCCTTTGCCTTGATGGCTCTTCCCCTGGTTTTAATCCTGGAGATACAGGGTCAATCATACTCCATACGGCACAGAGACTAGGTAGTAGGTTTAGGGGGGATCAGGCTATCCCTGAATATGGGATGTTCATTAAGGACTCCCTTTTCTCTTCTGTAATCACACCTAGCTTTACTCCTTACAATGTGTTCATGACAGGGGGGGAAGCAAATTCTACTGCTCTGGCACTATTCAGCGGGGTTGATACAAGAACCGATATGGGCGGGAAGATTCATGGTCAGTTCCCATTGAGAGTTTTCGCACCGGAGAGTCTTCTTATTACTGACACCCCACTTCTCAGAGAGATTGCGGCTATTGGCAATGATGGCTCCTTTTGGTCTCGTAAAACCTACAATTATGAACAGGGTGGTAGGGCGGTAATTCTATCCCTTCCTCTAATGTCTGCTAGGAAGGGATTCACAACTGATACTTGGAATTATGGTTTTGCATCGGCAGATGTTTGGACGAATAACACTAACCCAGGTGGTGAATTCCTACTCTTTGACATACCTCTTCCAACGGGATGCGAACTTCTTTCTGTTACAATTGGTATTACCCCTACCGGAGGCTTGGGGGCAACCAAGAGAATTGGTCTTCTGGTAGACGCTATCATGGCTAATGAAACTCCAGGACTACCGACTGTCACCCCTCTTATTGCAATGGTATATGATGATGGGACCAACAATCCTCAGAACTTGGTGGCTGATGTTTCCTTGAGTGTTGATAGGTGGACTTCACCATCAAGAATTCCTTCTGTGGGTGGTTCTTTGGTTCGTCATAGAATCTCGGTAAAGTCTAGTTCAGATGGTGTGGCTGCTTTGAATGACTCTCTCTTCAATGTCATAGTGACATACAAAGACCCTGGACCGAGGAACTGGTAATGAGATACTACGGCCCACTCAACGGTGTCTTGTCCCAGACTGCGGAAAACACTCCCCCTCTTCCAGGTGGTGTGTTCTTCACGGACTTTGACCAGCTAGCCAACATCACGGGTAAGTGCTTCTTTGATGCCCCTCCAGGAGCCTTTGCTCCGGTAGAGGCTTCGGAGTACCCTGCCCATCCCAACCATCTCTTCCCTCATGGTGGGGCTGGAGACATCCCCAAGTTCATGTATGAAGAGGTATGGTTCCCCCCGTACCGATCCCTTGGATATGTAGGGGTCACCTACAACCCACTGTTTGAAGCCGTAGACATAGATAGTCTTTCCAAGACTATGGCTGTGACAATTGACTTTGATCCCATTGTGGGGGGTGGGACTCATTCGGTCAGGCCAAGGATGCAGATAGGGCGAGGTACTGCTTCGGCCCCACAGGGTTCGGCACCTAACAGTGTGTGTCTTCTGGCTGCAAACTACGGTCAGACTGATGCCTCTGCTATACCTTCTCTAGCTTTCCCTATGGTGCCCGGAGCCATTATCACTGAAGTCATTGATATCTCTGCTACTCGGCCTGCGGGAGCACCCCAAGTAATTGTGGACTGGAGAATCGGTCAGTTCATTTCCACGGATGAAGTGGTTGATTATGTTCCTGGAAGTGTAGTCAATGACCCTGCCATGCGGTACTTCCTGGATGGTGAAAACTCCAGTGGAAGTATGGAGATTGGGTTCATGTCCGGTGCTTTCTTCTATGATTGGGTCTTCATGGTAGGTCTGTTTGATGAATTCGGAGGCTTCCGTGGGTGGTTGACCCGGAATGTCCCGCTCCCTTGTGGTTGTGGTGGGGCAACCTTAACTCGGTTTCGGCTAGGGTTCTTCAACTTCTGGCCCGCTGCAATCTATCTCCTGAGCTACGCAGTCATCTTCTAATATCCTCCCCAGGTAGGTAGAGTGGCTATGTTCTATCCCTGTCAGTAGGTGAGGAATGTCCGAAGACTTTGCCCCCGGTGTTTCCCGTACTCTTGATGCCCTTGCTAGGCAGTTCACAATGGTGGTCTGGCAGGCAGGGAAACCCCCTCTGGATGCAGAGCTCAATCTGTCTCAACAGGTGGCTTGGGAGAACCTTGCCCAGGTAGTCAGGGATCAGGCTCATTCAGGATTTTTCATTGACCCGTCCCGGACGATGGATGACTTTTCCTTCGATCCGAGGGCAACCAACCTGTTCTACTTCGGCCGGAAAGTAACGGATGAGCTTTCCCAGGTTCTCTTTGCCAATGTCAATGGTTGGGTACTCCCTGTAGCGGGCACTGGAATGGTTGATGGCATCCTGAATGCCATTCGGCTTTACCCGCCCCCCGACACTGACTACCGTGTGGACTTGGTGTTCCTGGAGGTATGGAAGGCCAAGGTTGCTCCCATTCCTTCCACGGTGAACAAGCCCACGTCCAGCACTCTCTGGAAGTATGGCAATGTCGAGTTTGGTGGAACCAATCTCACGGATGACATTGAAGACCCAGCTATCGGATTCGAGACGACTGAGAGAGTACAGCTTCAGTACCGTATCCGGGTGGTAGGTTCGGGTTCAGGTCTTGGTGCATCCATCTCTCTGGAAACCTATCCTGATGGTGTGGATGACCCAAGTGTCTTTGCTCAGGGAGCGGCACCTTCCCCTACTGCCTTCCATTACGCAAACATGAGGACGGAGTTGGGTGACCCTTCCCTATGGAGGGCAGGGGACGGGAACTACCTGAACACCCTGGGTACTACTGATGGATATGCCTACGCTATCCCGATTTGTGCTGTGTTCCGCAGGAACAACACACCTTTCGTAGCAGTAACCAATACAGGTTCCCCAAATCAGAATGGGGATACCAATAGGACACCCTCTTCCTACCTTCTCCCTGATCCCAGGTCTGGGGCTAGGGTTCTGACTCTTGGAACACTGACTGGGGCTTTGGGTCCTGCCACACTCGGGAACGTAGCTATCACGAGTCTCTCGGGATCTGCCCTTGGTGACCCGGCTCTGTTCACAAGTTCCCCCAAGAGGTTCCTGGTTCTGGGTACTGGAGTCTCTCAGGAAATCATTGCGTTCACTTCGGCCAATGTGCCGGGTGGGACCATTGCTATCTCTGAAAGGGGTCGGGCAGGGACCCTGGCTCGGAGACACCCTGCGGGTACTCCTGTAGTGCTCTACAGCACTCGGGAATCCTTGTACTCTGATGAGACTATTCAGACCGATATTCTTGATCTTCGTAGAGCTATCACTTTTGGGGACTGGGATCACCAGGAGATTCTCCAGGCTGCGGTAGCTGCACTCATCAAGGGAGATTTGAGGAGCACCCCCAAGAAGTCTGGGACGGGTGGGAATACCTTTGGTGTAGTGACTACTGAGGCATCCTATTTCCACAACTTCACGTCTAGTGCCCTACCTAACTGGGTTGGACAGGTAGACGGGCCGGATGGGATCAGGACCATTTGGTCTGACTCTGCGGCACCCCAGGGGGACATCTCCCTGCTTCTGGACCCCTCTTCCCCTCTGACCCCCAATGGGTACACAGCAACCACGTTCGATGCAAACGTGGCACTTCAATGGACCGTTGGGGCAGACTTCCAGCCTTCGGGATTCCTTCCTACAGGTATTAGCTCTACCTCCTGGAAGAATTGTGCAGTCATCAACCTGTACCTTGGTGGTAATGGGACTTCAGGCCAAGATGGGGCACTTTCTGGTTTCTGTCAGAGCCCTAACCCAAAGGCGGTACGTTTCCTAACTCCTAGGGAGATGTGGAAGACTGTGTATTCCACGGATACTACAGGTCAACAGCACCCTTGGAGAGTTCGGTTTGTAGGGGGCTCCGGGAACAGTTCTAGTGCTCCTGGACCCCTCTTGGATGGTTGGATGGGGGGTAGGTTCACGACTCCTGCGGGCTACGAAGAGTCCGTTACTGAGCATCCTGGGCCTATGTACCCCAGGGTGGAATCCAACTTTGAGAAGCCATTCATCGTTCTAGGGACGTTGCTCAACCCCAACCTGAGCATCTCCCTGAGTATGGCAGTTGGTACTCTCTTCGCACCTACCACTGACCCCACCATCTGGGATGTTGAAGTAGGTCTCAATTTCGATCTTGATGGTAACTTTTACCACAAGAACGGAAATGTATTCTCCAATGACCCGTCTGATGGTATTACCAACCCCCTCCTGGAAGGTACCCGGACCCTATGGGGAATGTTGACTGACAATGGAAGAGACAACACAGGTAACTCTTCTGAAGTTTACATGGTTCTCACAGGTGACATAACCAACCAATACAACAATGGTGTGTTCAAGGTTGTAGGGGCTGGGAAGATTGCAGAGTACACTGTCCAATCTTCCATTGGCCCCACCCTTATCAGGGTGAAGGCTATGGGTGAGGGTTTTGTTACTCTCACTGACAACCCCACTGTAACCATGAAGCTCCAACTCCGGTCCCAGTACATGGCACAGGGAGTTGCTACCAGTTACATTGGTGGAATGCCGGATGCCATGGTGGTATTTACAGACCTTCAAAACAATGACGGTACATTCAGTAATCCGTGGAACGGTGCAAATCTTGGTACTCTTGCACCAAGCTCTGATACGTTCATGTCTAAGATTGTACTGGATACCACTGTCTTGTGGGGACCGGCCCGTGGGGCATCCCTTAGAATCCCAGAATCAATCCTGAGATTCTCCCTCATGGGTGGAGACCCCTCTCATGTCCGTAACCAGATGTCTGACGTGGACCCTGCCTTCTGTACCGAAGCTGGATTCCCTTCCCTGGAGAGGCTCTACGATCCTGCCCACGTTCAACTCTGGAACCGTCTCCCGTCTCTCGGTTTGGATGCCCCGGATGCCCCTAACTATGGTGGAGCCGTTGTAGGACTTTCCGAGATTGACCGTGAACATGAACTCTTCATAGACAAGGGTTCCAAGACAGTCATCTTCCGTCCCATGAAGTTTCACCGGATGACTCTCAAGGGGCAGACGGTTGGGATTGCAGACTCCCTTATGGGAGCTTCCGTTTACCTCAATGGAAACGTCAAGGATGGTGCCCATCTCTTCACGGGAGCCTCTGTACCGAGACTAGGGTATGCAGTACCCCCAGAGTACATGCCCCGGTTCGGCCGTCAGGATATCCCTTACCACACAATGGTAAGCTCGACGGACCCCATCCTTCCTGGGATCAATCACTTGTTCTCGGATAACATTGATCCAACGAAGCAGACGTTCTACATCATGGGTGGGGAAGACAACACAGCACCGGCTTCCAATGCCGTGTACCCCATGCTGTATGATTCGGCATCAAGCCCTATGTTGCCCTATGGTGTTCGTTCTACGATCACTGGTCCTCCTGAAGCTTGCTACATGGCACGCAAGATCCATGACCCCACTGTTGTGTCTTCGGACCTTGGGTATGGGATGTGGGGTGTTGAGCTTCCGCCGTTCCAGGGGATTGCTCGGCTCTATGGTGTCTACGAACGTCGGGATTATGTGAACAATGTTGCTGCGGGGCATTCAGGAGCCTATGCCTCAGATAGGATCACTCCGCTGGTGCCGGGCCCTGTCAATCTTCTCAAGAAGAATGCTACACAGCAGACTCTCTACATTCGTAGGGGCGGGGGTGCCGATGCTTGTATCCTTGGTGAAGAGGATGCCCATACTTATGTAGTCCCGGAATCTGCTATTGATATCACCATCAGTCCCTACTACACAGGGACTTCCGGTGGGCAGTACTTCAATGACTTCGATTACGTCATTGAATGTGAAATCTTTGGTTTCGGGCTTGGGTTCATCAACAGGAACAACTTTGTACTGGCACGGCAACACACGGGGGCTGGTGTTACCGTTGTAGAAGGAACTGACCCGGAACTCACTCAGGTAGAGATGATTCTCTCTGCCCCTGCAACCCGTGGAGATGCTATGTATGAGG